TTTGCACCATTCTCATGCACCGCACGAACACGTGCAGTACCTATCGTTGAACCACCATGATTGATTGAAGAACGAAGATTCTGTACCGCAAACGTTTTAATGTCAGGGCCACCTTTGACACCTGTAGATGCAACATCAACAAAGTTACCATAGTCAACTGGCATGAATTCACCTTCAACCTCAATGTCAGAAGTTGGTTTAGGAACTCTAAAGTCAGTTGGTGTAAACCTAGCAGCTCTATATCCATTTACTACAACGATACCATCACTCGCTCTCATTATTAAATGTGTATCTGCAGAATCCTCTTCAAATGTGATACGGAATGGTTTTACGATATAATCACCAGAGTTTTCTTTTATTCTAGTTGCAACCATGTCTCTAGGAATAGCATATGCCATGTCCTGTTGAGCAACCACTGCAGAGAATATCGCACCTTCTTTTACTGTGTTAATATGAATAAAGTTCTCATCAGATGTCAACTGATCATCTGAAGTCAGTCTTAGTTTAATACAATATCTGTCTGCGCCTGGAGCAGTTGTGTTTATGGATGACCCTTGGTTATCATATAACTGTAAGTTGTCATCTACACTCTGCACCTCTTGTATAATTTTAAAACCCACATTAGTTGTAGGATCGTCAGTGTACTTTGATATGATTGCACTTTGTGATTCTGTATATACGAAGAAACCTTGAGTAAAGTAGATACTGTCACCAGTTAGTGCACGAGTACCTTTACCTACTGCAGGGTTTACATCTGTATTTGTAATTTGGACAACTCTACCAGATCCTAGACTTTCACCTGCTAAGAACCTTGGTGTGGATGTTGTTATAGATGCTGCAGATGTGTCAACGTACCTTACATATACTGTAACAGGATCACCTGCAAGTGCAGGTACTCTTTGTAAAATTTCTGCTTTAATTCCAGATGTTGCACCTGTCAAAATAGATCCTACATTCGCGTTTGTGGATGAAGAGGTTGCATCTAATTTTACAAATTCGTAACTGTTGTCAATCGATAGTCCACCTGGCTTGACCGCTGCACCTTCTTTGAATATGTTATTACCAAATCGTTCAATCTGTTTTTGAATAATTGTTTGTGCCTGAGTAAGTTCACGCGCTTGTAGTGACCGACCACTGTTGAACAATATTCGATAGTAACCATCACTATCGTTGAAGTCATCCTTATATTTTGTTTCAAATAAAGTATCTGTATATACTGTTGCCATTGTTCAACCCTTAGAATTGTAGAATAATTTTTATATCTTCTGCTTGCGCTGCAGTTCTTGATACTGGATTTCTGTTATCTATGTAAAGAACATCACCAGTACGTCTATCAACCTCTGGTTGTATCAGTGCCGAGTCAATAATGCCTTGACCTGGCCCAGTAACTTCTTCAAGAATTTCACCATCTTGGAAAGCAGTGAAACCAGTTCCCTTCGTTTGGTGGTAATAAATCTTATCAGAATCAATGTCATCGATGAATGCCCTCGAAAATGAAGTTTGACCTTCGATCAGTTTATCTTTTGTAAAACCGTTAACAATACTTGACAATCTCATAAAATCTAATGCACTTGCAGTATTGGATGTAATTTTAGAACCATTGTATGAAAGAGGATCTTTTATTAAAGTTACTTGTCTGAAATCTTGTTCTAGAAGGAAGTCACTGTCATTACCTTCTATCATTGTGTGGAACATGACAGACGATGTTTTTAAATCTATTCTTGCATCTGCACCCACACCCGAATCACTAAAAGGAAGAACTGCACGTGCAGTTGCACCTGTACCCCCACCACCAGTAATACTAACTTGTGCTACCGTAAAATCTCTACCGTGTGCAATGTGTTGTCCACTATCTGCCATACGGATTCTTGACACAACTCCTGCAGCGGAGTCGATATCTGCAATCGCACGTGCGGCAGTACCGTTACCAATAATGTTGACCGATGGTATAGATGTATATCCAGAACCACCATCTAGTAGTACGATATTTAAAATCTCACCAGCCTCGACACTGTCCTGAACTTCAAACTGTTTTAATTCAATACCAGTTGAGTTAGAGTCAATAGTAAATTGTTTTTGTACAGGCATGAAGTTTGAAGATTGAAACTTCTCTGCACGTGAACCACTAATCGTATACATGAACTTCCATACATATCCGTCTGTAGTTCTGAATGAGTCGTTATTAGATCCTGTAGGTTCTATTACGGAAGGTTGTGCAACCCCTAGTCTGTTTCTGCCAACTTCTAAACAAACATATATTTGGTTGTTATCATTCTTCACATAGTAGGGTAATGCAGGATATCCACCTGTTGCATCATCGTATGATGAATATATTCGACCATTTGACCAATTGTTTCTAGGAACAACAAGAGATGTTGCCGCAACTTTCTTCATTGACTGTAGACCATCTCTCAGTCTCGCAACATCTTCTGGACTGTTTACAGGAGTAGGAACAGTCTCTTGTGAGTCCCAAGGTTCTGATCTACCTATCGCAACATAGTAATTGTGGGTTTGTTGTTCAAACCTTTCGAAAAAATCACGAGCAATCTGTTGTCTCAGTGTATCTGTAATCGTAGCTGGCATTTTCTATATCCTATGTATTAACTGCTTGACCCAAGACAATACGTCTGTAAAAACCACCTGCACTATCATATATTGCGAGACATGGGTTTCCTGCGTTACCGTCTGTGACGAATATCATTCTTCCGTGTACACCTGCAGGTTCGGTTCCTACTGTATAATGTTTGATGTCAATATAATCTGGTGTTGGTTCACGAGATCTTTCTGCAACGTAATCTGAATCTAATGTTGTGGAAAGAGCTGCAACTTCATCCGTTATATTATGTTTTAATGCGACTGTACCGTCACTATCTGGCAAGAGAATAACTCTGTCTGCAGTAGGGTCAACAACTCCCAAAGAAGTTTCATGAGAATCTGCAGTTCCTTCGTAAACAAGAAACGAAGCATTATTAGTACTGTCGTGTAATTTTATACCAAGTTCTGATGCAGAATCGCCACCTATAATAGTACGTATCTGTACAACATCACCATACAACTCTGAAAAGTTGTCATTGATTTTACCTGCACCTGTGTACAGATCATCACCAGTACCATCGTTACCAGTTGTACCTCTATCTATAATTTGTCTTGCCATTTTTTATTTCCTAAAAACTGTACCTTTATTTATAAGGGTTTTGTCACTACTTTGTGCCTACAATGTATTCTCTCTGTGAGAATTTATCTCTTGTGGATGAGAACCTTACTGCAGAGTTGACTATTCCATTTGATGATACACCAGTTGAATCTGCAAAATCGTCAAATCTAATCTTAAATCCTGCGAACTCATTCATACTACTGTAGTAATTTTCTACTTCAGCAATTGTTAAATTCTGCCAATCAGACATCTTACGTACCAGACTGAATCTATCTCGTAATTCAAATTTCTCTGGATCACCTTCTACATAACCTTCTGTTACATAATCATATTCCATGAAGAGAGTTGCATCTGGATTAACTTGATCTGAGTCGAGACCATCAAAACTAGGTGCATAGAGAGAAGTTCTTATCGCACCAACTGCCTCACCTTCTGCGGCATATGAGAATGCAGCAGTACTGAAGACATTGAAATTTGGATTGACAAAAGGTATAGATGTCAATGTTCTAATATTTAATGCAGGTTCTGCCTCAAGAACAACTGCCGCACCCAAGTAAAACCCTGATGGATGTACATAGTTTCTATACATCGCTTCCCACTCTAAGAGAGGGATCGGGCCTTTTATCAGTGTAGAGAAGACCTGATAAAGTCTACCATCTTGTATTCTTTTCGCATCCTCTGTACCAACATTAGATTTACCGACAATAAACAAACTGTCTTTGGGATGAAAGATCTCTACTGTCTCGTTAAAGAATGCACGAAAGAAACCATTTATAGAATATTCAGAACCTTTAACTCTAAAGAAGTTACCAAAGTTTCTTATGACTTCTCTTGGTGTTGTGAACTGACCATTCGATATACCCAGACCAATTTCGTCAAGGATAAGATCTAGATATTCTAACTTAGCATCTTCAATATCTCTAATAGTCTGTAGTTCTTCGATAACCCCACCGAAGTTATCAGCAGAGTCAAGGAACTCATAGTACGCATCCAAGAAGTTGATGAGTTGAGGATAATCAGAACGAAAATGTTCTGGTAATACCTCATCAACCAAACTTTTCCTGACATTTATGTCATGTCTGTCGAAGTGTCTTAATGTTTGTGCAAAACCAGTGTGCGCCATTATCCTACCGTAAGTTTAGTATCTTGTCTATCTATAGATGCAGTTGCAAATGAAACTGATGGATCTAACCTCACAACGTAATTACGTAAAGGTTTTACCACACTTTCGTTCAACGGTATCGCTGATATTTTTATGAACTCAGATCCACCTATAAATGCTTGTGGAGCAAACCCCACAATCTTTACTTCTCCTCTTGTTGGTACAAATTCACCAACATTATCTAACAATACATCACCGTCTATATTTTGTATTTGTAGTCTCTGAGAATTTAATTTATTTCTAATGAGTGCAATAGATCCATCATATTCGAAAACACTAGAGATAACTGTGTATGTAAAATCATCCGCACCTTTTAGTTGCATTGGATATTGTAATTCAAAGTTTCTCTCAGTTCCTATTGTTGGGAATATTCTTAGTTGTGCTTTGACATCACACTTGCTTGATAAGATCGCAGGATCAAGTGCGTCAATCTCTGTCAACATATTACTACGTCTAAATGTCTTATCAAATTTATTTAAGTTTTCATTAAAATATTGAACCATAAAGTTATATGCAGAACTCTCAGTTGCAGCCAAACTAAATCCTGTAAGTGCAGGATCAAAATTAAAACTTAGAACCAACTCTAAGAAAAGATCTGTAGGATCTGTATACTTAGTTGTCATAGAAACGATTCCAAGGTTATCAGAAAAGTTTGTTATTATGTCTGCTTTTACTTTGTCTTTTATCGTATTAGCAGTTCCTGCGGCAAAGTTAAGTGCAACATATACTGCACCATAATCACGAGGAACGTTTTGATCTCCTGACCATACGTTACAGTCTGTGACATCCACAAAATTACTTAGGATCATTGCTTTATAGTCGAGTGATGTAACAAGTCTTGCTTGTTGTGCATATGCAAAAGGTGCAAGTTGTCTTATACTCTCTATAGTTTGTCTTGGTGCACCACCTGTAGATTCTGTTACTGTGGTTGTTACGACTGGGTAGTTTATTTGTTTTACTGTTAAGTTAGAGTTTGCGGTAAAAACAGTTCCGTTATCTGCCAACTCTGATTTGGTGGAAAGATATGTTACAACAACCTTTTCGCCTGGATCTGGTTTCTTACCAAAAGATACACCATCACCAAAGTTTAGTTCATAGTTTCCATTAGGTGCTTCTCGAATAGAATAAACTCTACTATTACCATCAATACTAATTGCCTCTTTCAAAGGAATATAACTATTGAATGATGTGGAAGTTGCCGTGTCGAAAACTAATACACTTGCAGTTGATGTGTCTATTGTACTATCTGGAATAACAAAAATCTGTCTCTCATTCTTTTCACCGATAATAAATGTTTTTGTTTTCTGGACACCTTCAAATATTGTTATATCCGATGACCCCTTAGATGTTTTAAACTCGTAATTACCTGATCCGTCATCTTTCGCAAAGAAACTCTCTAGTGTTCTAAATGTGTATGAGATCCCATCTATAGAGGATGTAAAAGAAAACCCACTAGGTAATTCTACTTGGGATGGTCTGTTAGCAACACCTGCTAAGTTAACATTGAGATTTACAACTGCCTTAGATGTTGTAGGAGATCTTACCTCATATCCCAAAGTTTCTGCGTGTGATACAATAGAAGATCTAAGTTGTGCAGTATTTAAAAATGATTCATTGATTGCGAAGTTCGCGGTCAAACCATTTAGGTGTGTATTGTATGCCAATACATCCAAGACATTATTAAGTCCTGATGCTTCAAAATCATAATCAGCAAACTCACTTTTTTGTTTAAAATGATTTTTTAAAGATTCTTTTATGTTTGCAAAATCTAACTCTGAAGATTTTATGACTGTTGC